AAAAGACAATTGAAGTTCGGAGCAAAAACACGTCATACCGTGGCGACGTGCTGATATGTTCCGCAGCGTCCCCGGTTTATCCGGGAATGGAAAGCGGCGTTACTTTGGGATTGGTTGAGTTGTACGACGTAAAGCCGATAAAAGAGTTTACGCCGGAGGATTGGGAAAACACCCGGATTCCAAAGGAAAAGAGGGCGAAAATAACAAAGGGGTACGGGTGGTTGATGCGCAACCCCCGCCGGGTTATTGAATTTCCGATTAAGGGGCAATTGGGTATCTATAATCTCGTATATACAAAAGGTTGTATTGTCGAATATCCTAAAGTTATGGTATTGGATAAAGAGGCATACAATAAAATAAAAGAAACGTATTAGTTTGTTATATTATGGTTTAATATTATCTTTGCAAAAAAAAGATGGAAAATTGGAAGTTTATAAACGCTAATTATGAAGTTTCAGACAAAGGTAATATAAAGTCTGTAAATTATCGGGGAACGGGTAAAAGTGCGATACGAAAGCAATCTATTAGTAAAAACGGATATATGCGGGTAATACTATCAGATAATGGTAAAAACAAAACATATTTCGTTCATAGATTAGTTGCGGCGGCTTTTATTCCGAACCCGGACAATTTGCCGGAAATCGACCATATCGACGGCAACCGAGCCAATAACGATGCGACTAATTTACGTTGGTGTACGAGAAAGCAAAATTTGAATTATCAAAAAGCAATTAATAATAAACGTGAAACCATGAAGAAAGTAAATACATGGTTTAAGAAAACCGGAAAAGATAATCACAATGCAAAACCCGTTTATCAATATGATTTAGAGGGTAATTTTATAAAGAAATGGGATTGCATACATGATGCGCAAAGATGCGGTTTTAATCATGGAAATATTATTAGTTGCTGTAAGGGACGTTTAAAACATTATAAAAAATATATTTGGAGATATGAGTAAAAAACAGGTTGGAATTATCCGCAACAATGGCGACGTACATACGGCGCAAATTGGGTTTCATATCGGACGGGTCGGCGTCTATGTTTACGCCCGTGAGTATTGGCAATATCATAGTTGGCAATTTGGGGTATCCATTGATGCAATAAACGGTTACGACCGTTATGTTGATATTGAGGCGAAAATATTGTTTGTCGGCATTGGCATACGGTTTATATGGATTAAAAGAAAGGTAAAACGATGAAAGCAAAGATTTTATTGTTATCTTTGGCAACGCTTTTGTTGGGGGCGTGTCAAAGCGAGAACGAACCAACGGAAACATTTTATTTACTACAAAAAACCGAGAGCATGGAAGAAAGAAACGAGTTTGTAACGAATACCACGGCGGCAATGATACAGATAAACGCCCCCCGGTATAATTGTGAGATTGTCGAAATCGCATTAGCCGGGGGCGATAGGGTACGAATTTGCGTAAAAGGCGCAAAGGACGATTTGGACGCATTGTTTGGCTATGTAAACGAAGCGGGCAAAGAATGAGAGTTAAGCAACCCGAACCGTTCGACCCAAACAGAGAGTACAACCCCGGCGAACGTTGCGTTTACCGGGGTATGGTATTGATTGCCGAGATATGGACGGCAGCGGATGCACGATTAGCCAACAACAACCTCGCAATATTTACGCAACGTTGCGTTCGCTGCAAAATCCAAAGGGAAGATTGCCCCGGAATAGGTAGGCAATGCGATAAGTACAACAGAACCGACCGAAAAACGATATTTTGGCGGTTGGCATATCCGAAAACAGTAAGAACGAATAAAAAATTAGAGCGATGACAGAAAGTAAATTAAACCCGTTTGATGCGGAATTGTTGGTTATGATTGGCGATATTGCCAAAAGCCAACCGGAGGTCGAGGAAAAACCCGACCGTTACCGTAGATTTACCAACAGAAAAATAATAAAGTTATGGATAAAGAAACATACGTAAAAAGAATGGCAGAATTAGCCGAGATAAAACAAAAGGCTTTGGAGTACAACAGAAAGGAAAGAGAAAAAGCCGCAGAAAGTTACATAACAGAAAATTGTCCGTTTAAAAAAGGCGATATAATAAAATACAACGGAAAGCCCGGAAAGATAGAAGTTATCAAGGCAGAACACAACGGCAATTTTTCGTATGAAGTTAGGTTTGACAAAAAGGACGGTACGCCGTCAGTTAGGGTAACAAGTGTTTACCCATTGTTGAAAATCGACAAAATGGAAAAAGAATAAAAAACGCCCCGGAATTATAACCGGGGCTTTGCCGTTTAGGTACAGAAACGAAAGAAAGCCAAAATTAGCCCCGTAGGGCGACGAAAATACAAAAGACAATAAAAGTATCAAGTAACAAACGAAACCCGCTTAAAACGAAAATTCCCCGAAAATAACAAGCAAAGGGAAAGCGATGTTTGAGAGGAAAGCAAAGTAAATGGCTTTGCTGTTATAAAAGGTTTGAAAAATGGAAGCGAGTAAAAGACAAAGGGGCGGACGCCCGAAAATGTGCAAACGAACAAAAGACCAAAGGGAGTTTGATTTGGCTTTTTGTTCAAATCTGTTTTTACGTGGTTACACGTATAGGGAGATTTCGGAAAGACTGAATGAGGAAAACGCCCGGCGTGGCGTCGGTTATACCATAACAAAACAAATGGTATATTGGGATATGCAACAATTGCTAATTGAGTGGAAACGTGAACGTATGGAAAATATAGACGATTACGTTACGCAGGAATTGCGAAAGTTGGATAAAATGGAGGTTGAATTGTGGGAGGCGTGGGAACGTTCAAAGACCGGGAAATTGCGAGAGAAAAACAGACAGAACGCAAAGCCCCGTAAAGTGTTGGAGGATGGCGACAACCCGGAATATTACGGGTATGAGGAAACCACAACGGAAACGTCCGCCGGAAACCCCCGGTTTTTGGATTTGCTTTTGAATGTGCAGCAACGCCGGGCAAAGATGTTGGGATTTGATGCGCCAATAAAAGTTGATATACCGGGAATAAAAGAAAGTATAAATGGCGATGCACCGAAATACGATGTATCAGCAATCCCGGACGACCTATTGTTTGCGGTCGCCGATAAATTGCAAACAGCAGAATATAAAAAACAATTAGCAGAAAAAGGAGTAATTGACGATGGTACGAACAACAAAGAATAATATCAAGAAAAAAGATGAACCGAAACCCGTACACACGTGCGGGAATTGTGGTTGGGGTAAATATTATACGACCATTCAAATTTGGATATGGACGGGAACCCAATTTGTTTAAAATGCCCGTTTGTCGAAAATCGCAGTATAATACGTTCGGAAAAAGCGTGCGACAAATGAAAATGAAACAATAAATTGGTTGTTTTTTAAGATTTCCGGTTTTTAAGTCAGAAAAAATACGGGGGTAAGACAAAAATATATGGTTTATTTTTAAGAATTAAACAAAATGGATAAAGAACAATTGCTTAAAATGTATGCAGCATTGAAAAACAACCCCGGCGAGATAGTAAAAGCGGCGGCACGCCATAGGCTGATAAACTTTGCCCGGTATATGCAACCGGATTTGGTATTGGAACCGTTCCACGTCGTATATTATACCCTGTTGGATATGTTTGCGCACGGCAAAATACGAAAAATGATTGTACAACAGCCGCCGCAACATGGCAAATCGGAGGGGTCAAGCCGCAAATTACCCGCATTTATGTTGGGGTTAAACCCCGACCGCAAAATATGTATCGGTTCGTATGCGGCGACAATCGCACGGGATTTTAATCGGGACGTTCAACGAATAATCGACACGCCCCGGTATCGTGAATTATTCCCCGGCACATACTTAAACGGGTCGAACGTCGTAACAATGGCGAATACCTATTTGCGAAATTCCGATGTTATCGAGATGGTCGGGCGTAAGGGGTCGTTGCGTGTCGTCGGTCGTGGCGGTTCGCTGACGTCTAAAACCGTGGACGTTTCGATATTGGACGACGTGTATAAGGATTACGCCGAGGGTAACAGCCCGATAGTACGGGCGGCGGCGTGGAAATGGTACACGACCGTTGTACGCACCCGTTTACACAATGATAGCCAAGAATTGATTGTATTTACCCGGTGGCACGACGACGATTTGATAGGACGCATTGAAAAGAGCGGCGAAACGATTATTGATGTTAAGTGTTGGGCGGATTTGGAGGACGTAACGCCGGGGGCGTGGGTACGCATAAACTTTGAGGGGCTGAAAACCGGGGAACCGACCGAGATAGACCCACGGGAACCGGGGGCGGCATTATGGGAAAGCCGACACAGTAAGCAAAAGTTGGAGGCGCAAAAGGCATTAGACCCGGTGCAATTTCAATGCCTGTATCAAGGCAACCCCGGTTCCGCCGAGGGTCGATTGTACCAACCTTTCAAAACGTGGGTCGAAAAATCCGATTACGGAACGTACATTCGTTCCGGCGCATACATTGACGTTGCCGACGAGGGCGACGACCTGTTGTTTGCCGCAACGTATGACGTGTATAAGTCCGACAATATGTTTTTCAACGAGAAAACAAAGCGTATGGAGCCGATATTGTTTGCCCTTATTACAGATATGGAAATGACGGACGAAAATACGGACGTTACAACCGTAACAGTCCCGGCGATGATTAACCGTAACGGGACGCAAAAAGCGTGGGTTGAGAGCAACAACGGCGGTGCGGGTTATGAAAAGGTTATTAAAAAGAAAGTCCGGGCGATTACAGACCCGTTTTATCAAGGGGGCAACAAGGAAAGCCGGATAATAACAGCGTCCGCAATGGTTAATCAACATATAATTATGCCGTTCGGTTGGGAAACCCGGTACAAAGCCGTTTACGACCATGTAACCGGATTTTTGCGCAATTTCGGAGCCAATACGCACGACGACCCGGAGGACGGATTGACCGGGATATATGAAAAGGAGATTGCGGACGGCAATATACAGCCATACGCACACGCAAACCGAGGCGTAAGACGACGCAATTAGCAATATTTTTGAGATATGCAAGATTATCCGGGAAAAAGTTTATAACTTTGTAACCGAAACGAGGGGGCAAAGGGACAGCCCCGGAGAAAGTAACAATATTTTTAACGTTAAAAACAAAGAAGTATGATTTGTAAATGTCCGGCGGGGGCGGCGTTGCCCGATGTACCCGCAATTACGTGTTCGGAAAGTTTCGGACAGGTTCAGAAAGTGGCTTTTCAACGTCTTATGAAAGACGACGGAAGCAAAAACAGTTTTACGAGTGAAAAAGCGATTACGGCGTTAGCGTCATGGACGCCCCTGTTATCGGCGGCGGATAGCACGAAAATAGTTGTTTCGCCGTATATCCAAGCCCCGACCGCCGAGGCGGGAGCCGCCCGCACCTTTGGAGGCGGTAACGAAACGTTAGGAGGCGTCGAAGAGATTATTGGACGTGAACCAACCCCGTTTACCGGAGTTATCCGCAAAGCCCCGCAGGAGGTTATCAAGGCATTAAAGGAAATGCAATGCGAAAGTTGGGGCGACAATTTGGGTATCTTCATTTTCGACGAAAACGGCGCAATCGGCGCAATCAAGGGGAGTACAGACGGTACATATTACCCGATACCGATACGTTCGTTGTTTATCGGCGATAAGACGTTGGGCGGATTGGAAGCCCCGGACAGCAACGCAATACAATGGTCGTTTTTGCCGAATTGGTCGGACGATTTGGCGATTGTTGCCCCGGCGTTTAACCCGCTTACGGATTTGAAGCCCGCACAAAAGTAATGACGGCGAAAGTTACAAAGGTCGTGTTGGAGTGTCCGACCCTTAACACGACCGAAGAATTTGAGATTAACCACGCCGAACGCCTGTTGCGGATGCCTAACAATGGCGGTTGGCAGTTGCCCGAAAAAACACCTTTTGAATTTAGCAAAGAAAATGGGATTAGATATAAAACGCATACGAAAGGAAATAACGGAACCGAGGAAAAAGGCGACGATAAATAAAGCGGTCATACACCAAAACCGCATTAAATTTCACGCCCAAACCAACGTAACGCCCTTAATGTGTTTACCCACGACCGATTTTTTGGCATGGGTTCAAAATCTTATCCCGCACGATAAATTCAAAATCTTCAAAACATTGTTCCGTTACCCCGTTCGTACCAACGAGGTAACGGGCATTTGTTTTGACAAGTTGAGCCGTATTTTCGACGGTCGTAACCCGGCGTTCAACTATCAATTCCAAAACACGGAACAACGGGACGATTGGGAGTATTACCGCCAAGATGTATTAAAGGAGCCGGAAATTTGGAGTACGAAAGGTTGGGAGTTTTTCAAGACGGAAATAAACAGCGTCTTAATAGTTGATTTGCCCGCCGAGCAAAACCCCGCCGACCGATACCCGACCCCGTATTTTTATTGGCTACCTATCGAAAGCGTTATAACCTTTGAAGCAAACCGGACAACCGGGGTTATGGATTGGATAATTTTCCGCCAACCCGATAAACGTATTGCAGTTATTGACGATGAACGATACCGAGTATTTGCAGAGGACGACGGCGGCAACATAGGCGAATTATTGGTTGATAACCCACACGATTTGCGCTATTGCCCCGCCCGTTTCTTTTGGAATGAACCAATGAATTTGCGAGAACCGGACGTTAAACAATCCCCGCTAACAAAAGAATTGGAGGCGTTGGATTGGTTTTTGTTTTTCCATATATCGAAGCGGCATTTGGATATGTACGGGGCGTACCCGATATATTCCGGTTACGAACAATCGTGCGACTTTACAAACGCCGAAAACGGCGATTATTGCGACGGTGGATTTTTGAAAGACAAACAAGGGTATTACAGGTTAGACCAAGCCGGGTTATTGATGCGTTGCCCCAAGTGCGGCGACAAACGGATTACCGGGGCGGGTTCCTTTGTTGAAATACCGATACCGGACGGGGACAAACAACCCGATTTGCGGAACCCGGTACAAATGTTGACCGTTGACCGTACAAGTTTGGATTACAACGTTGAGGAAGAAAAGCGATTGCGGGAAAATATTATTACCGCCGTCGTCGGACAAAACGAGGAAGTAACCCAACGGGAGGCATTCAACGAACAACAGGTTAAAGCCGCATTTGAGAGCCAAAGCACGGTATTAAACCGAGTGAAAAAAGGCTTTGAAGCCGCCCAACAGTTCGTCGATGAAACGGTTTGCCGATTGCGATACGGCAATATGTTCGTATCTGCAAAAGTCAATTACGGCACGGAGTTCTATTTGTACGACGCAAGCGAGTTGCGGAACCGTTACAAGTCGGCAAAGGAAAGCGGCGCAAGTGAGGCAGAATTGGACGCCCTACAAAATCAGATTATCGAAACGGAGTACCGGAACAACCCAACCCAATTGCAACGTATGTTGATATTGGCAGAGTTGGAGCCGTACCGCCATTTGACCCGGAACGAGGTATTGGATTTGTACGGGCGTAACTTAATCCCGGAGAATGAATTGCGTATAAAGTTGAATTTCGCTAACTTTGTCCGCAGGTTTGAACGGGAGAATACAAACATTTTGGAGTTTGGAACGCAAATACCATTCGACCAAAAGATTTCAGTAATAACAAGTAAATTTAACGAGTATGCACGTAAAAACAGCAACTGAGGGTAAAACAAAGGACGTCGCAATTACCGACGTCACCCCCGAAAACTACATTGTACCGAGCAACGAACAACATTTGTATCATTGCGTTATTGAGGTGCGCAAGTTTGACAGCGAAACGGGCAAACGCTTATCCGTTCCCCGTATCCAAAAGTTCGGCAAAAAGTCCTTTGAAAACGGCATTTTGGACGCACTGAAAAAACAGGGTTACACGATTACCGTATTGCACGACCCCAACGAGTACGTCAAGGCGCAAGCCGAGGAAAAAGCGGCACGAACCGCCGCACAGCAGAAAGCCGCCGAGGAAAAAGCCGCCGCCGATGCAAAGGCAAAGGCAGAAGCCGAGGCGAAAGCCAAAGCCGAGGAAAAAGCGGCGTTAAAGGCTGAAATTTTGGCGGAATTGAAAGCGGCGGGAGTTATCCCGGCGGAACCCGCCAAAGAAACCAAAGCCGATGCAAAGGCAAAGGCAGAAGCTGAGGACAAACCCGGAGCGAAAAAGTAACAGAGTATTAAACTATTAAAAATACGATTATGGCACAGATTGCACAGCAGGACAATTTGGTTATTGAAGTAACAACAACCGCCGCCGCATTGGATGGCGCAACAAAGAAAAAGTTGATTGAATGTATTGAGGGCGGAACAATTACCGACGTAATTTTGGTAACAAAAGAGGTTGAAAAGAAAATCAGCCATGCCCGTGTTGTTAGTTGGTTGGTTGACACAACCGGGGATTCGCCAAAATACACAATTCATATTATTAACGCAAACAGCGGAGCAGTAGCAGCAATCGCACTTAATTAATTCAAAGGGAAAGAATTATGTTAACGAGAGAAATTTTAATTGCAAATGCGGCATTAGCCGGATTAACCGACGAACAAATTGCGGCAATTACAACATTGTCCGCCAACGACGAAAATAGCGTTATCGCCAAAAAGACGGGCGAAATTTACGGCGGATTGGATGCCGATATTTTGGCGGCGTCCGGTATCGCAAAGAACGGAACCGAAAAGACGTTTGATTACGCAAAACGTGTGGTCGCCGAGTTCAAAACCAAAGCGGAAAGCGCAAGCGCATTGCAAACCCAAATAGACAGTCTGACGAAAGAAAAGGCACGTTTGGAAAAGGCAATTGCCGACGGTGCGAGCGATGCGGAAACCGCAAAGGCTTTGAAACAGGCGAAAGCCGATTTAACGGCGGTAACAACGCAGTTTAACGACCTCAAAAAGAAGTACGATGAAGCCGAAAAGAAATTCCAAACGGAATTATTCGGCGTCCGTATCGAGGGCGCATTGCAGGCGGCAACCGCCGGGTTGAAATTCAAACCGGGATTGCCCGAAAGCGCAACAAAGGTTTTGTTGGCGCAAGCAATCGACAAAATCAAGGGTATGAACCCCGAATATATCGACGACGGCAAAGGCGGCAAAATCATTGCTTTTAAGGACGAAAGCGGCGCAATTATGCGTAACCCGAACAATCAGTTGAACCCGTACACCCCCGGCGACCTGTTGGCAAAGGAATTGGATACAATGGGTATTTTGGATAAAGGACGCCAAGCCGGAGGCGGCGGAACGGTTCCACCGGGGGGCGGTTCCGGCGGTGGTAGCGGAACAACCATTGACGTAACGGGCGCAAAAACCCGTGTCGAGGCTTACGAAGCAATCGCCGCAAACCTTATGGCGCAGGGCTTAACGGCGGGTTCCGAAAAGTTCGACGCCGCAATGAAACAGGCATGGCAGGACAACAATATTGCCGCATTGCCGGAAAAGTAAACAATCACGGGTAAAGGGTAAACCCGCATTTAATAACAATTAAATTTTAACATTATGTCATTAGTAGCAACAAGATTGCAGAATTGGCGGATTGAGAACCCGGAATTAGACCGTAATATGACCCGCCCGTGTGAGTATGGCGCATTGGATTTTTTCATTGAGCAAACCAACGCCCCGTCCTCAATCATTAACCCCAATTTGCGTGACCGTGCGTTTGCGTCTATTGGTAACACGGTACAAGTACCCGTTATCAATTACGACGGCGATGTACAGGTTAGCAATGTCCGTTCGTGTGTTATCGCTGACGATGAGAATACGTCCGCATTGGTAACGGTTGTTTGGGCGACTTATGCCATTGGCTTTACAATGGTTCCCGCCGCCTACATGAACAACGAAATTTCCTATGAACACGACTTTTTGCGCAAAATGGAAAAGACGTGCCGGGCTTTGGCGAACAAATTGGACGTCGGAGCCGTTGCCGCATTGGAGGCAAACAAAACACAGGTGTTCAAAACGTTGCTTAATTACACGAAGTCGGGCAATGTGGTACAGGTTCCAACCCAAATGGCGACCGAGATTTTGGGCGATATTAACCCGATTATGCGGGCTAACTGTTACCCGGAATATATCCACATTATCGCCAACGCCGGGGTTGATAGCCTTATACGTAAACTTGCACAACATGGCGTTTACAACGACGTAAACAAGCGCATGGAGTACGACAATAAGGTTTTACATTACACGAACAACGTAACCGACGAAGCGGGCAAAATGGGAACCATGTTTGCCGTTGCTGACGGTAATGTTGGTATCCTTACACGTGTTGACCGTGAGGCATTGCGCCGCACCCGTGCGAATTTCCACGAATGGGACGTTGTACGTTTGCCGTACATTGATTTGCCCGTTGGTTCGCACTATTACACCGCCGTTGGCGACCAGTCCGCAATTATGGGCGACGCAACCGCCGATTTGACGTGCGCCGTTAAGGAGTATTTCGGATTTTCCGTTGATGTAGCGTATATGGTTGCTTACAACAGCAACCCGGATACCGTGGCAAACCCGATTATCAAAGCCGAGATTGCCGCCCGCAATCCGAACGAGCCGTTGGGTATGCCTGTATATGTAACCAACGCAGCGGAATTTCCCGCCGGAGGTGCTGGGGGCGAATAACGCCGGAGCATAACGAATTGTTAAACCGAGGGGACGGGGTGGTTATCCCCGCCCCCTTATTTATTTCAAACGCACATGTACCGATTAGAAGAAATACAGGACGCATTATTGCACGTCGTCGGGTGGGAACAATCATACGACCCGGCAAAGGCGATAGACGACAATTTAACGCAGACGGAAAGCGGTTTGACGTTTCAAGGTGCGCACCCCCTTGTTACTTTGGAGAATGTCCGGGCAATCGTCCCGGATGATTTCGTTTTTCAATATCCGGTTTGGAATATGATAAGGGAATACAAAGCCGGGGCAAAGGTTCGCCACAACAACAAAGTTTGGATTGCGACACGGGACAACCAAAACGAGGAACCGACCGAAAGCGATTTTAACGACGATTACAACGACGATTACGGCAACCCCTATTGGCAACCGTACAATTTCATTTCCGATTATTTGGAGAAGTTGACCCGTAACGGTATTGCGCAAATGGTACAAACATTCACGCAGATAAAGGGATTGGATAAGGAAACAAAGAACCTGTTGGAACGGCGCACGTTCTTTGACGGTGCGGGACGTATCCGGGCGACGTTGCCGAATAATCATAAATTAGTCGGGTTTGAAATTGTCCCGGTTCGTTCTATGGGCGTAACAATGAAAATCGAGCAAATCGGGTTGCAAATGACGGGCGCAACCGGGGTTGTTCGTATGTATCTTTTCCATTCGTCCCAAATTGACCCGATAAAGACGTTTGATTTGAATTTTACGCAGACAAACGGCGGTTTTCAGTGGTTCCCGTTGAAAGATTGTTATTTGCCGTATATCAGTACCGGAAACAACGCCGGGGGGTCGTGGTTCCTTTGTTACAACCAAAACGATTTGCCCGCCGGGATGCAGGCAATTAACATGACAAAGGATTGGAGCCGGGAGCCGTGCGGGACGTGTACGGGTTACGTTGATTTGGAGCGTTGGCGGGAAATAACCAAGTATTTACAGGTATCCCCGTTTATGATGAACGCCCCGGAAACATTCGACGAATACCCGGAGTTGTGGGATATTGCGTTGACGATGTACACCAATACGCAGAATTACGGGTTGAATTGCGAAATAACCGTTGGTTGCGACCTAACGGATTTTATCATTAAGGAAAGGCAGATTTTCCAAACGGTTATCCAACGACAGGTCGCCGCAATCATGTTGCGCACTTTGGCAATGAACCCCGACGTTAAGGTAAACCGGAACCAAGTAAACGCAAGCCGGATGGAAATTCTTTACGAGTTGGACGGCAACGTTGAGGGTCGCCCCGGCGGTTTGGGTTATGACCTTAAAAAAGCATACGAGGCGTTGCGGTTGGATACGCAGGGTATCGACCGTATTTGCCTTACTTGTAATAACCACGGTGTAAAATACCGGACAACGTAAGATTATGGCGGGGTTAAAGTCAATACAGGATTTACGCAACCGGGTTGCCACGTTCAACAACGGGTTATCGTCCGGCGCATACATTCAACAAATCATTTGGGACAATGACGCCTATATTGTTGATATGAACGCCGAGGAACAATTGTTTGAACAGGGTATTAACCGTTTGGGCGTGGAAATTATGGATTACGCCCCGTATTCGCCGTTGACGATAGCCATAAAGGAGGAAAAGGGACAACCTACAAACCGGGTAACGTTACGGGATACCGGGGATTTTGAAGCGTCGTTTTTTTTGGAAGTCGGCGACAAACAGTTTGAAATAAAGGCGTCGGATTTCAAAACGGAGGACTTAATAAAAAAGTACGGGCGGCAAATATTGGGATTGACGAACGAAAATATTGCGGCGTTGATTTGGCAATACATATTCCCGGACTTAATGGAGAAAGCAAAAAACGTATTATATGGCAACGAATAAGAAAACAACCCCTATAATTCCCAACCCGGTTTTAATTGACCGGGTTTTGGGGAACATACAAACCGGGTTAATGGATAACGTCGATTGGTTGGACGTCGCATTTGGGCGGGCGCAACGTATCGCCAAAGTGATACAGGGCAAACGCTATTATACCCCGAACGTATATGCGGGCGGGACGGAATGGAGAGGCAACAACGATTATATCGACGTTTCCCCGGATGCCAATATTGGCAATTTTTCGTTCTTTTGGATAGACGACCCGCAAACGGTCGGTTGGGTTCCCAAAGAGCAAAGCGAGATTAAAGCCCCGTTTTCCCTTATTGTTTGGTTCGATTTGCGCAAGGTTTACCCCGGTCAACTCAACAACCGGAATACCGAGGCATTGAAGAACGAAATATTGACCGTCTTAAATGGCGGTTTTTGGCTGAAAGACGGGACGATTGTAATAAACCGGATATATGAGTTGGCGGAAAACGTGTACCGTGGGTTTACGTTGGACGAAATAGATAATCAATTTTTAATGCACCCGTTCGGCGGTTTTCGCTTTGAGGGTGTATTGTCAGTTAATCAACCTTGTAACATTTAACGATATGGTAACTTTCATTATTTGGGTTTTGGTCGTGGCAACCGTGGCGGCGTTCCTGTTGACCCTGTTAAAAAAGTGGGGCGTTATTGAGTACGTCCAAGTTCACGGCAACGACTTTTTTGTTAAGATGTTCAATTGCGGCTTTTGCTTATCATGGTGGGCGGGGGTCGTTTTGTCCGTCCTGTTTGCTATATGCACCGGGAACCCGGCATTGTTATTGGTTCCGTTTTGTTCAACAGTCATAACCCGCATACTCTTATGAAAACGACAAAGATAGGGGAACGGGCGGTTGTGTTGTACGACAGTATCGACGAATTGCCGATTTTGCGATTTCACGCATATAACAAAATGTTGCTTATCGACGCCGGGGTTGGGTCGGATTTGAACGATTGGGATGCGCATATTGAAAAGGCAATCCGGTTTATCCGAAAGGAAAAGCCGGATTTGGCGGAAAAGGAATTGGATAATTTGCGGCAAAACGTTTATTTCGTCCAATCCGCCATATCGCCAAAGTATTTGGCGTTTGCCTGTTTGGTTAAGTCAGTGGACGGAACCGAATACAACGATATGACGGCGGACGGTTTGCAAAAGGTATTGGATTTATTCGCCAATGCGCCGAACGCCGAGTTGACCGCCCAATTGGAAGCGGTCAAAAAAAAAATAGATGAAGAATTGCAATTGTATTTTCCTAAACTATTCGACGACGCCACGATTAAAGAGTATTACGACCAACTGAAGCAACGCACGATGTTAATGTTGGATACGATAATACAGGGGGACGAAAGCGACAAACGGGAAGAAATAGACCATATTACGACGTTGTTGTTGACTTATACAAAACCCAAATCGTTTAGCGGGTCGGATAGCGTGGAAATACAATACGACAAGCAGTTTGAAAATATGTGTTTGATGTTGTCCCAACATTTGCACGTAAACCCAAAATCGTTTACCGTTTTGGAATATTACAACGCATTTGAGTATATAAAAGAGCAAGCAAAAAAAGCAAGCAGGCAAAAAACGCCAAAATAAGGCGATTTAAGGCGTTTTTATTTCAATGCGGTAAATTATACATTTGAGAAAAGAAAATTGATTGTGGGGCAAATTGCCCGTAAATAACAAAATAAATTAGTCGGATATATGGCAGACAACAACAACCCAATTAAATATTCTGATTTGGTAAGCCCCGATAATTCGATTACTGATTTGATAAAGCAATTGGATGAACTTTCAGACACATATACAAATGCGTTGAAAAATATTAGGGCGGAAGCAATTCAGTTGGCGGCAGTTCTGCAAAAGGTTTCCGGGGCAACCGAGGATGGCAGGAACACAACCAAGAAAGCCGCAGACGATGCGGAACGTTTGGCACGTGCGCAACGTGATTTGGCGTTTGCGGAAAGTGAGAACGCAAAGAAGTTGGCGGAGTTGAAATTGGCACAGCAGGAAGCCAACCAAATAAACAAATTGATTGTAAAAATCAATCAGTCAGCCGAGGGCAGTTATAACAAGTTGTCGGCGCAATATTCGTTAAATAAAATCTATCTGAACAACATGACGAAAGCCGAGCGAGAAAATACCGAGGAGGGGCGCAAGTTGGTTGAGCAGACACGGGAAATATACGAAGAAATGAAGCGTTTGCAGGAGGCAACCGGGAAATATCAATTGAACGTTGGTAATTATACGGAGGCGTCCGACGCAATAATTGCGTATGGCGACAAATTAAAAGAAACGTTGGGGCTTAACAATTCATTTGGCGAGAGCCTTTTGGCGTTAGGTCGGGGAGGCGCAGAAAGCAAAGAAGTATTTACAGCAATAGGCGATGGCGCAAAGGCGTTGGGGAAAACTTTGTTGGGTTTACTTTCAAATCCCGTATTTTTGGCAATTTCCGGGATTGCGGCGGCTGGTGCGGCGTTCAAATGGTGGTACGATTACAACGCCGGATTAGTTGAGGCAACAAGGTTGACGCAACAATTTACCGGGAAAAGCGGCGATGATTTGAAAGCGTTTAGAAACGAGGTGCAAGCCGTCGCAGATTCGTTCGGCGCAGATTTCCGGGAAACATTGATTGCAACAAACGCATTATCAAAACAATTTGGTATTTCTGCAAATGAGGCATTGCAGTTGGTTAAGGATGGTTTTTTGTCCGGAGCCGATGCGAACGGGGAATTTTTAGACACGTTGAAAGAATACCCGGCATATTTCAAAGAGGCTGGAATATCAGCAGACCAATTTGTTGCGATTGTAGCCCAAACAAACAAAATGGGTATCTTTTCGGACAAAGGCGTTGACGCAATTAAGGAGGCAAATTTGCGTTTGCGTGAAATGACGACGGCGACGGCGGCGGCTTTGGACGGTATCGGTATTTCGTCGGAACAAGTTCAAAAAGATTTGCAGACCGGAACCAAAACAACGTTCGATGTTATACAAGACGTTTCCGCAAAATTGGCAGAATTGCCGGATAATGCGGCAACGGTCGGGGCTGCAATTGCAGATATATTCGGGGGTCCCGGAGAGGACGCCGGATTGCAGTATTTGCGCACGTTGAAAGATATTTCAACAAACATGGATGAAGTAAAAGGGAAAGCCGGAGTTTTGGCGCAATTGCAGGAGGAACAATTGCAAAGCCAAATTGAGTTGCAAAACGCATTATCCGGATTGTTTGACGCAACCGGAGGAAATTTTGAAACGTTGACAACGCAGGCAAAAGTTTTTGTTAACCAAGGATTGACGGCGATAATAAAAGGGGTTATTGATGTTGTCAATTACTTGATTGAGTTATACAATGAAAGTGTTTTGATACGTGCAATTTGGAATGGGATTGTTGCCGGATTCAAAACAACATTTGATACGTTGGGAAATTTGTTTGGATTCTTTATTGATATAGTCAAAGCAACCGGAACCGCATTAAAGGGGGCGTTTACGTTAGATTTTGACGACGTAAAAAAAGGATTGGCAGATTATGCAGCAGCGTACGGAAATTTGGTTAAAGCCCAAGTTAAAGACATAACAGAAAATTTCCAAGAGGGTTTGGAGGGTATGCAAAAGAAAATAAAACCGTTAACAATCCCGGTTTCTGTTGGAGATACCCCGACGCCACAAACAGACAATAAGCCCGTAACGACACAGAACCCAACCGTAACGCCAAGGGGTAAAAGCGATGCGGAAAAGGCAGCAGAACAACAAGCAAAGCAAATTGAAGCGGCTTATAAAAAGAATTTGGAGGCAACCCGGAAATTGCAGGATGCACAATTGCAGTTGGAAACCGACGAATGGGCAAAGCGTAGGCAGCAAACGCAATATCAGTATTCCCGACAGATTGAGGATTTGCAACACCAATTACAGACCGAAAAGGATTTGAACGAAACCGGACGGCAGGCGATAAACGCAACAATTACGGCGTTAGAACAGCAGCAGACAGAGGCGTTGTTGAAAATAGAGCAAGAACGGCAGTTGCAAGAATTGGCATTGCAGAAAGAAAGCATTGAATTACGTTTGCAAGCGGTTAAGCAGGGAAGCGAGCAGGAACGACAATTGCGTATGCAGTTGTTAGAGAATGAAAGACAAACAGCATTGCTGCAGAATGAGCAAAAGCCGACCGGACAACAGCAGGACGCCGAGGTAATTAATGCCGGATTTGACGTTAAGGGAAGCGCAATTGCCGACGAATATTTGCAAACGCAATTAATGATGTTTGACCAACAACAAGCGTTGGCGAAATCTGAATTTGATTTATTAAGAAATTCAGAAGCCCGGAAAACCCAATTCCGTTTGCAGGCAGAAAAGGAACGTTTGCAAAAGGTATTAGAATTGAACGAGCAAGCAGCCAATAAATTGTCAGATGTTAAAGTACAAACAATTCAAAACACAATAAAAAAGATTGACCAAGAAATTGAGCAGTCAAAAGGAGAGGAACGAGGAACAGACATTTACGGTTTGTTTGGGCTTAATTTGGACGACGACCAAAAGGAGGCAATAAGTACGTCCGTATCCTTTGCAATGGAGCAATTACAGGTATTTTTAGATGCGAAATTGCAAGCCGCCGAAGCCGCCGTAAATGCCGCCGACAAAGAGGTTGAAAGCGCACAACGCACGTTGGACGCCGAAAGGGAAGCACGGGCGAACGGTTATGCCTCAAACGTGGTTATGGCACAAAAGGAGTTGGATTTGGCAAAGCGGAACCAAGAAAAGGCGTTGAAAGAGCAACAGAAAGCGCAAAAGGCACAACAGGCAATACAGACAATCCAACAAATCGGAAACCTTGTAACGGCGTCCGCTTTGATTTGGTCGCAATTGGGGTTCCCGTTCGCAATCCCGGCAATCGCTATTATGTGGGGTTCCTTTGCCGCCGCCAAAATCAAAGCCGCCCAATTATCCAAATCAGCCAACGCCGAGGGTTCGGAAAGTTACGGCGATGGTACGGTTGAATTGTTGGCGGGCGGTTCCCACCAATCCGGGGACGACGTGGATTTAGGAACCAAACCGGATGGAACCCGGAGGCGTGCCGAGGGCGGGGAATTTTTCGCCGTTATCAATAAACGTAATTCCCGCCGTTTCCGTCGTTTAATCCCGGACGTAATAAATAGTTTGAACCGGGGAACATTCCCCCAAAAGTACCTTAATGCCTACAATACCGACGGCATTAATGTAACGGTTCAACAAAATAACGCACCGGATTTGCGGGATTTAAAAGACGATGTAAGGGAGATTAAGGAACAAAACCGCCGCCGTCGTTACGTCGATGGCAACGGCAATGTTATTGAGGTTTACAAGAATTTGACACGTAAAATTAAAAATTGATATGAACCCGATTTATAGACATTCATTTGTAAATGCGTTTTTAGCGAACGGGGCGATAAGTCACATAACCGGGAACATAAACGGGAATAGTACAAAGTTCTATTATACCCGTACTTTTGTCCCGGTTGGGAATGTGTACCCCCGCAAATTGTTTCAGAATTTCACCACGCAATCCGGGGGCGCATTTTACGATAGCAATAAAAAAATTATCGGCGGTTGGGGGAGCGACCCGTCCGCCACAAATACGGAATTTGACATACCAAGCAATGCCGCATATATCCGGTTTAATGTAATCAAAGCGCAATACGCCAACGGGACGGCATGGTTGAGATTGGGAACGTTGGACGCCCCGAACGTCTTACAAGGTCAAACCGTGCATCCGATTTATAAGGACGATTTGGCAAAGGAGTACGAATTAGAAACCAACCAACGGTTTTATCGTGCCAAATTATCCGGCAAAATTACCTTTGTCCGGGATGATTACGACTATATAAACCGTCAATCGTTCGACAATGAATTTTTGTATTGCATTGAAAAGAGCGACGACGGCGGGCGTACATGGTTCCAATACTTTCAAGGCAAGTTTATGAAAACCGATTGCACGTTTACCGATTACGATAAAAAGGTTGTTGTACAACCGGACGCAATCGACGATTATAACGACGTGTTGGCGGGATTGGAAAAGGAATACAATTTAATAACGTTAGCCCCGACAATCCAACGGATAACGATAAACAAGCGTCCATTAATTCAAATATACGTTCCGGGGGATAGTGTTGTTTCTTGTTTTTTGGGCGGTACGAATTGGGAACAAGACGCAAACGCCACGACCGACCAAAACGCATTAGTACAAACCTATCATTTTGCTTTGTGCAATATATTGAAAGAAATACAAATTACGTCCAACGGTTCCCCGGCGGTAATATCCGGGCTTTATACCGGACGAATGGCAACGGGTGCAAGTGCGAATAATTTCGAGGGGAAATTATACCCGGAATTGAATGTTAATTATTATATCTATATTTCACAACAAAGAATTGACGGTTTACCGTTTGGGACTGTTATAGTCGAGATACGCAAACGCTCCGATGATACGGCAATGTTTCGTTACTCTAAGTCTACAACGTCGCCTTTTGATACGTTGAAGTTTGATTTAACCGCTGTTGAGGGTTCCGGGGCAACCGGAACAATGCACGCCGATATGAAAAGTTATAATATATATGCCCGGTATTTGTGCGATGTGGAGAAAATCAACGATTTAAATACATATCCATTGCCCGCCGATGATATAGTTGATAATAACCGTAATTATAGGCGTGCGATTGGTTACGCAATTGACGTGGCGTTTATCTCAAGAAACTTTTCAGACACCCCGACCGAGTGGGGATTAGCGGACAACGGAAAGTATTTTGCGCCGCCTTATTCCATATACGGACAAACGTTTTATCCAATTGCTCGGTCGACGTGGCGTTATGCGTCGTTGTGGTTTGGGTTTTATTTGATGGATTGGTTATTAGAGGAAAAAGCGAGGAAAGAGTATACTTTGCGGGATGCGTTCCCGGTTGCGTCTTGTATATCTGTTTTGCTTAATCAGATTGCGCCCGGTATAACCCACGAAGCGACAGCGGAATATAGCCAATTTTTATACGGCGGAAACAATCCAATATCCGGGTTGAATTTCCGGTTGTTTGTATCGCAGAAAACAAACATTATAAACGGCGAATATCAGCAACCCGCACAAAAAGCCCCGACGACATTACAACAATTTACTAATATGTTACGGGATTGTTTCAAATGTTATTGGTTCATTGAGAACGGCAAATTTAAAATCGAACACATCCAATATTTCCGCAATGGCGGTTCCTATTCCGGCGGGGCTATATTAAGCCACGATTTGACAAAGGAATTAAATTTGCGCAATGGGAAACCGTTGGCGTTCAACACGTCGGAATATTCGTTTGATAAGGTCGATTTGCCGGAACGTTACCAATTTGAATGGATGGACGACGTTACGGCGGCATTTGAAGGGTTGCCGATACAAGTAATAAGCAAGTATGTAACGCCCGGAAAGGTTGAGGAAATTAATATATCAAACTTTACGTCCGATATTGATATGATGTTGTTAAACCCCGGCAATATGAGTTCGGACGGGTTCGCCTTGTTTGCCGCCGTTCCGCCAACGTCCGGGTCGCAATGGATATTACCATTTACCCGCCAAACTATTAACGGGGTCGAATACATTTTGCAAAACGGATATTTGGCGTTTATCAATCTGCAATCCCCGTATTGGTTATATGATTTACCCGCCCGTAGTGTATCAATAAACGGTTCCGAGGTTTACGCATACGGTATTGAGAGAAAGAAGAAACAAACGTTTAGTTTTCCGGCAAATGACGACCCAAACCCGATGCAACTAATAAAAACGTATATCGGTAACGGTCAAGTTGATAAATTAAGCGTAAATTTGTGTAGTCGAAACATTAAAGCAACGTTGAAATATGATACAGAATAACAATATAAGCGTATTGCCGTGGTACACGTCAATAATTGAACAGAACCATAGAAAAAGTTACGCATACGGCGCAATTTACCCGTTATTTGCCCCGGCTGATAGATTGTTGCCGTTTCAGATAATAAGAAACACACGGTCAAATACTGTTACGTCAGTGGTATTGTATGAAAAGACCGGAAAGCGAGTTGCAAACATAACAAGGTACATGAAAGAAACCGGATTGCAGATTTTCCGGTTTCAAACGTTGGGTTATGATGTTATATTGTACCCGTCAATTTTACCCATGCCATTAAATCAGTTGGACGGAATATATTATATGACGTTATCGGATGGCGTGCAAACGTGGTATTCTGAAATGTTCACGGTCGTACAAGATGTTTCCGGTTACTTAAAAATACAATGGTGGGATATAGAAAATTTGGTATTTGACGCCGGGCAAATAGTATATAAAAACCCGGATTTCAAAAATACTTTGTATTTTTGTACAGAGTTGGGAAAACCGGATTATGAATTTGAAGAAGATGGCGAAGAACGGGACGGGTATTTTTTTCCGGAAAAACAAATATCAGTCAAAACGTTTAAATGTACGATATTGGCACCGGAGTTCCTTTGCGACGTTATGCGTTTTATCCGTATGGCTGATTACATTCATATAACGGATAAATACGGCAGGGAATACGATTGCGACACGTTTTTAATTACCCCTAAATGGCAAACGCAGGGAGATTTAGCGAGCGTGGAAATTGAGTTTAAAACAAATACCGTAGTCAAGAAAATAGGACGTGGCTATATTATAAGCAATAAAGGAGATTTTAACGGAGATTTCAATAATGATTTCAAAAACAATTAAATTATCGAATTATGGGAAATTATAAACAATTAAAAGCAGCAATTGCCGCCGTTATCAAAACCAACGGTAACAATGAGATTACCGGAGCAATTTTGCAAAATGTGTTGAACACGGTTGTTTCTACAATTGGAGCAAATTGCACATTTGCGGGTATAGCAACCACAGCAACCACGCCGGGAACGCCCGACCAAAATGTTTTTTACATTGCGAACGGTGCGGGTACATATCCAAATTTCAACGGCGTAACCGTTGGCGTTAATGAATTAGCAGTATTTGTAAATAATGCGTCTAATACATGGGTCAAACAAACAGTTTTAACAAATATAGCAACAAGTGATGAAATGGATAAAGTTAATGGATATATATTGCCTTTATATGGTAAGGCAGATATAAAATATAATAAGGCTTATTCTTTTGCAGCGCAAGATTATGGAGAATGGATTGATCACTCAAGTTTTGACGCAATACGTGTAATTGTACCATTAGGAAATGAATTGAGCATATCGGGAGCAATTCCAACTGCAGCATTATTTTTTTCTGATTATCCATGTGGTGAGGATAATATTATATCTCATTCAATTTTTACAAGTGGTAAGGTACTTATACCAGAAGGAACAAAATATATTGGTGTTGATTTTCAAAAAAGCCAAAATACAACCGGATATGACAATATGGTTATATCTTTTAATAACAGTTTTGTAGATGAAACTCGTTTACAAGATGTTGCCAATATTATATCTAACAAAAGCGATTTAATTAATGGCTATGTTGCTTCATTTGGGGGTAATTTAGTTGGAAGAATTGAAAAAAACGATTTGTATTCATTAAAATTAATAACAGTACCAAATAATGCAAAATCACTAAAAATAGTAAATGCACTGCCATATAACGGAGTATCATATATTGGTTATCCAAATAATGTTGTTTATTCAAATATATTATTAAGCACATTTGTGTTGAATACGGAAAATTTATATAGCAACATACCAACCGGGGCAAAAGTGTTAGCTATTAATTTTCTTAATAGCCAAAACCCTAATGGCTATGATGATATGAAAATTGTTTTTGATACTGAATTAAAAAGCGATGATTTATTATATAATGCTAATTTGCAAAATTGGAAAGATGCAAATAAATATACACCAGCATCTTCATTTCAAGGTTGGGCAACGGTTGTTCGTGGTTTGTCAATTCCGAAGTTGGATACTATATTTCTTTTGCCGGGTACAAATGAGACAACATTTGATATAACAGTAAAATTATATAAGTCAGTTAATGCAACGTTAAATGGAGCATTTGGACAATTATTAGAAACTGTTATTGTTCCGGCGTCCAGTTATACAGCGGTTAAAATAGGTAATATTCTTAAAGTACCTTTACAAAACACATATAATATAATACCCGGTCAATATTATACCGTATCGGTTGAATATAATTCAACGAACACCATTAGGTGGCGTGTATCAGATGCGATAGGAGCCTATAATTTTATAAGAAATGGATTTTTTAAAACAAGTACGGGCGTATGGAGTGAGGTTAGTAAATTTCCGGACGGTATCTATAATTATGGTATGATATGGGGTGCATATATTGGAGGCGAAACAATACGTTATGAAAACGTTAATTATACTGTTCGTTCGTTTATGGATGTATTAACATATCTTCTCGATAAAAGTGATATTATTAATTTAGTGCAAGATACAAATTATCCACGTCTTACGGGAACCCCTGACACAACCCACGTGGGAGGTGAAATATTATCAATGGGTAATTCGATAACAAATATAAATGCAATATTTAGATTTATAAATATAACAATTAATGCCTTTACTTTATCGGCGGGCGCAGTTGTTAAATTGTTATTGTATCGTGGTAATGGAAAAACAGCATCGGGATTAACAAATACATTAGTTAAAGAAATTATAATACCAAATGAAGATATTATCATTGGTGTAAATACAATTGATTTAGGCGAATATGTGGAATTTAGTTCAACAGATTATATTACGGTTGTATTATACGGCTTAAATGCCAACATTACAACAAGAAATGCAGTTGCAAGAACGCTCGCAACTGATTTTATCAGTGGTATATATACAACTACGTCAAACCCAAATGTATATTTTGAAACATATAGTGCAAATTTATACCCTGCTAATTATGGAATATATTTTGATATTATTTTAACTGAAAATAAAGTTATAGACGGTATATATTTACCGTCTATATATAAACAAGGAACGGGGGTTACACAAGAACAATTTGCCGGATTAACAAAAAAGGTAAATATAATCGAAGCGAATACAAAAGGGTTAAATGATATAATGGCAAAGGCTATGACCTTATCAAATAATAGATATTCGCCTTTTAATGCCGTAAATCCTAAATTTAATGATGAATATTTAATTATATCGGGGGATAGTATAACCGCATATCAAAGTACGCCAACAAAAGCAATTGAGGGCGTAACAAGAGTACCCGCCGTATGTGACAAACAGGCAGTTGCATATTTTTTATGGGAGTCCGCAAAGTGGGGCAATGCTCAATATCGAAGATTTGACGACGGTAAAGCATCATTGGTTAGTGGTTGGTCTGATATGTGGACGGACGATACACAAGCGTTATTTGTTGAAAATGGAACATTTAATACCGAATATATTGGAGCCGTTATGCGTGAACAAATACCAACAATTAACGGCGCACAAGTATCAACATTGATAAATCCCGGTTCATTTCCTACTCAATTTGATATTTCGGAAAATTCATATTGGCAAAGAAATATACCAAAACGATTCTCCCGAAGTGCAAACGCATCTGTGCAATTTGTTATTCCGGCAGGATATTCTAAGTTTGACTTTATTTATCATGCACATATATTGGGGGACAATATAACTATTACAACAAATAGAAATAATAATATTGTTAAAGTTAATACAAAACCAAATGATTGGTCAAACGCAATAGAAGCAAATGGATATGTTGCAGATTTATCCTTGTCGCCGTGGATTGAATCTAACGGAGGAAATGATACATTTGGCATACCTAATAAAAGGCTGCATTTTCAAATAACAAATAATACGTCTGATACCATTGTTACATTAACGAAAACAAGTGATACGGATAAGTATCTAATATATTGGGGTATATCATATTGGGGAACAACACAATTGCCGTATTGTTTACATTTGGATAATATGGCAATAGGTGGTTACACAATGCAAGATATCTATAATTTACGGGGTTCGATGTTTAAAGCTATGCAGCCAACAAGTATAATACTTGAAATATGTTTTAATAATTTAAATAACGAAACATTTACAGGTCAAATGGAAAGCGTAAAAACCATATTGGAAAATCTAAAACCATATTTTGGAGATATTCCGGTTGGGATATGGATACCACACATTGGGGGTGTAGCATTAAGAGATAGACCCAATACAGTTGAATGTAATTATAGAATGGCAGACGATTTAGTGCTGCAGAATAATTATAATTTATTGGGAAATATATCACATCTATTTGCAGATGTTGTTAAGGTATATTTTCCGGATACTACATTATCACAATTTATGATTAATGCGGGGGACGTTCATTTGAACGATGTAGGGCATAGGGTATATGGTGCGTTTTGGAACTCAATATTTTAATATGATACAAGAACGTAATATTATCAACGGAGCGACCGCCGCAATGGTTGCTCCGTTATTAGACTTTTATAGTAAACTAATACCATTTATTTTATTGGCAATTATTTTAATAATTGTCGATAGTAGATTTGGTTGTGCGGCGTCTCGGAAACGAGGCGAGGAAATACGGACATCCCGTAAGTGGCGACGAGCAATAAACAAGCTGGTCGATTACATTTGTTGGGTGACGTTGGCGGGAATGTTTGGTCAAACGTTCGGGGAAATATTAGGGATACCCATATTGTCGGCGTTAATCCTGTTAATCGTTTACGGCATTGAGATTTCAAGTTGCTTTAATAACTACTTTGAGGCAAAGGGGATTAAAAAGAAAGTAAACATATTTAAGTTGTTCAACCGTTCGGACGTTGAAAATTGTATTGAGGACGTCCCGGACACAAAAGACAAAGAGGAATGAAAGAAATTTTAAAACGGATTTATCCACAGAGTACCGAGGCGAACCGGGAAAAATTCGCCAATGCCTTAAAAATGGCAATGATACGTTACAACATTGATAATGTAAACCGTTCCCGTGCGTTTTTGGCGCAAATTGGAGCCGAAAGCGGGCAATTATCCGCCGTTGTTGAAAACCTCAATTATAGCGCAAAGGGGTTACGCACAACGTTTGGCAAATACTTTAAAACCGATGCCGAGGCGGAAAAGTACGCACGTAAGCCCGAACAAATCGCAAACATAGTGTACGCAAACCGATTGGGGAACGGCGACACGGAAAGCGGCGACGGTTGGCGTTACCGGGGTCGTGGCTTAATTCAGTTAACCGGAAAATCCAATTACAACAAAGCGTCCGTTGAAATGTACGCATTGCCGTTGGGCGTCGATTTTGTGGACAAACCGGATTTGTTGGCAACCCCGGAATATGCGGCGCAATCGGCGGCGTGGTTTTGGGAAAGCAACGGATTAAACGCATTGGCGGATAAATTGGGCGGAGCCGACGACGTGGAAGTTTTCAAAGCAATAACCAAGCGTATAAACGGCGGGTATAACGGATTAGAGGAACGCCAAGCCATTTACCAACGCACAAAAACGATTATCGTATGAAAAAGTATCTTATCATTGGGGCGGTATTAGTCGCATTATTGGCGGCGATTGGTTGGCAACAATCCCGGATTAAGAAATTGACCGCCGACCGGGACAAATACCGGAGCAATACCGAAACGTTGTTGCAGGACGTCCGAACCTATCAAACAAAGGATAGTTTGAACGCCGCAAAGGTTGGGAATTTGGAGTTAAAATTATCCGAATATAAAAAGTACCGGGCGGACGATTTGGCGTTGATAAAGACGTTGCAGGCAAAGAACCGGGATTTGGAACGGGTTACAACAACCCAAATGGAAACAATCAACGAATTGCGGGCAACCGTCCGGGATAGTATTGTATATTTGCCCGGCGATACGGTTACGACTGTATTACGTTGTATTGAGTATTCCGACAAATGGGTTGATTTTGACGGATGTATTAAAAATAATACGTTTTCGGGCAAAATTATAACACGAGATAGCCTCTTAATAACGGAAACTGTGCAATATAAGCGTTTTCTTAATTTTTTATGGAAAACAAAACGGATAAAAAACCGTGAATTTGATATTGTTTCAAAAAATCCACATACAAAAATTACCGGGTTTGAGGTTATAACAATCGAAAAATAACTATATTTGCGGCAAACGGGGATAGTTCGGAGTAGCTACCGGATGAAAAAAGATGCAACCACTTTTCCCCGTTTCCTTTTTTTTGGTTGCTTACTTAAATGGTTGTATAATGGAAATTTGGAAAGATGTACCCGGATATATAGGGTTGTATAAAGTGAGTAATTACGGGCGTGTAAAATCCGTTAAGAAACAATTAGTGTTGAAAACAAGTGGTTCGGGTAATAGATATAAAACCGTTGCTTTATGTAATGGGATGCGCAAAACGTTTCGATTACATAGATTAGTTGCGGCGGCTTTCATTCCGAACCCGGACAACAAACCATGTGTTGACCATATCGACGGCGACCGAACCAATAACCATGCAGATAATTTGCGTTGGGTTACATATTTGGAAAATAATAATAATCCTATTACGAAAAAGCGATTGAGCGAAAATAACGCAAAAAATATGCAAGGTAAAGAGGGCGTATGAAAAAACATAAGGGTTATAATTGGGAATACATATAATAGGCGTAACAAGGGATTGTAACCAAGCGTTGCAACCCCATTTTTGTTTTTGCCCGTTTTTAGCCCCGTATTTCGATTATTTTGTTTGAATGGATAAAATACCCACCCCGGCAAATAAAGTGGCTTAAAATGAAAATTCGCCAAAAATAACTTTGCGGGGTGCCAAAAGAAACGTTTTTTGTCAGCAAATCGAAAATAAAAGAAAATTCTTTTGGTAGTTAAAATAAAATGCCCTATCTTTGTGCCATGTTAATAAAACGACCGGGCGTTTTCCCGGCAACAAAAAGAGTGATACAATGAAGCCCGAAGATATTTACAACGGTTTGGAATATACAACAAGAGAGATTAACCGTACTTTCAAAATCAAAGTAAACGGATTGTTCAACGGCAAAAAGATTAACACGTTGGTTGGCGTTTCCGGTTTGATTAAGTTAGTAGGCGTTAAATGGCGAACAAATTATTGCGCCGTGCTTTCCGTTGTGTCAAAGACGCCGAACATTGTAAGTTGAGCCGGGGTTTGAAAATATCCTTTTATTATTATTAATCCGACCGGGCGGGTTCCCGGAACCAAATAAATTTCAGAGTATGCAAACAGATGTAAACGGCGTTAGCCAATGCCAAAAAGGATGCGAGAATTACGAAACATTTACGCACCGTCGCAAAACGTGTTGAGGTCGTAAAAGCGGCGGACGTATTCGACGAACGGGAAATTGAATTGATACGCCGGACGGTTCGCCCGGTAGTCAAAGGGTGTTATAGAAATGCGCATTTGCTGACGTTGTTATTTCCCGACCGGGTGCAATACGTTGAGGGCAAAACGAACGCATTTATACCAATCGACCACGCATTTAACCGGGTCGGGGACAAATATATTGACATTACGTTTGAGTTCGCATTGGGGTAGACCCAACGCAATACGAATATGTGGCGTTTGGGGAATATCCGGCGGGCGTTATTCAGGAAATAACCGCCCACGGGATATTATGGCGATATATACCGATTTTGTTATTGTGCGGAGCAAATGGCGTTGGAAAAGATGAACCCCCGGACGTAACAGATGCGCCGGGGATTCGGTACGCAGTAACCGAGAGCGATTTTTGGTAATGCGGTATTGCAAATGTAGGTTAAAAATCGGATATTCCACGCACCCGGCAAAAATGATTTCACGAAACAAAGATTATATTTTTGGAAAATAGATAAATGGAATACTATTGCATTTGCAAAACCAAAAATAATATCTATATTTGCAGAATAAAATTAGTAGTATGGAAATTTGGAAAGAAATAAAAGACTATGAGGGGTTATATGAAGTAAGCAATTACGGGCGTATAAAGTCATTAGATAGCAATATAATTTTGACGCCTTGTAAACCCGCAACGTCCGGTTTATGTGTTACTTTATCAAAAAACAGAGTAAATACGAAGTTTCAAGTTAGCCGATTAGTTGCGGCGGCTTTCATCCCGAACCCGGAAAACAAACCATACGTTGACCATATCGACGGGGTTAAGTATCATAATTTTGCAGACAATTTACGTTGGTGTACGCAAAAGGAAAATATGAACTATAAACCCGCAAGGCGAAATAAAATTAAATATAATTGCCAAATAGTCGGATATGGAGCGGACGGGAAAGAATGTGTTCGTTTTGATAATTATATAGATGCGGAAAAGCGGGGTATGTACAGACATTTGATAAAAAAGAGTGTCGATACCGGGAAACCATATAAGGGAATTTTGTATAAAGAAGAAAAATAAAACCTACCCGGAGGGATACCGGGAAATGATATGAGAATAAAAGAAAGTGAGCAATTAAAGATGTTGGCGACCGAAAGCGGAAAAACAGCCAACCAAGTATCCGAAACAATCGTTACGGAGTTAATCAACAAACAGATTATCGAGGACATAAGCGACAATTGGGGGTTCCCTGTCGCCGATTGTTACGAACGGGATGTTACCGTTGTGGAAATGGTGGACGTTATCCGGGCAATTGGTATTTCCCCGGTTCGTTCCGTCCATTTGGACGCCCTGTTGGAATGTGTATTGATTGGCGACGATGATTGTCCGGAGTGTGGCGGGGAAATGGAGGTTACAGACGGCGAGTATAGACGTACCGGAGGCGACGGATATTTGACCCCGCCGGAATATAGCCCGATTTGGGAGGAAAAAACGTGCCGCAATTGCGGATACAAAGAGAGCAACGAACCAAGTTATTAACAAAAAAAAATTATGGCATTGAGATTAAGAGTAAACGAAGCAATCGCCCGTTCCGAGGCGAACGGAAAAAAGGTATTGAAAAAGGATATTGCAGCCCGTTTATTTGAGGGCGCAAGCGAAAGCGCACAGCAGGTAAATATGACAAATCTTTGCAACGGGACAACCAAAAGGATTGTTCCGGAATGGGTAGTAATAATTTGCGAAATGTGCGGTTGTTCCGCCGATTATCTGTTTGGAATGGAGGATTAAAACCATGAAAAAGAAGTTTATCGAAAAAATGGAAAAGATGGTTGATGTTTTCTTTTCCGATGCGTGGCAAGCAAAGGTTTTTGCAATGATATTTAGCATTTTCGGAGTAATATGTTTTATTGCCGGATTTTGGAATTATATCCATTTTTTGTTTTCTGCAATGTGTGGATTAATGGTTTATGTATTGTTTAACGAATTAAAGAGCAAATAACATGAGAGCGAAAAAGAAACAGCCGGAAAACCCGGAAAAAAGTATTGCAAACACAATGGGTAACGCAGTAAATGCGGTTAAGAAGTTGGCGGAAGCAATGGGACAATTGCCCGCCGATAAATTCCCGGAAATAAACGATGAACAACAGATTGTCCCCGGATTGGATGCCGTCGAAATAGAACAGCCCGCCGGGGCTTTTGAAATTGTGCCGGGCATGACGGTTGAGGAAATGACAGCAATGTTTTTTGATGGTGCGTTGATTGAACCGCCGTATAAAGTATGGCAGCTAAACAGCAAAGGACACCGATATTATTACAAGTTTGACGACAACGGAACCCCGGAATTTTATCCGTCAGTTACAACAATTTTGTCCCAAACAATGCCACAATCGCCGTTTCTGATAAAATGGATTGCCGACAAAGGTATTGACGAGGCGGAACGATACAAAGCAGAACGGGCGGCGTATGGTACATTTATGCACGCCCAATTTGAGGAACTTATAATTAACCGGGTTTATGATTTGGACGGATTGAAAGCCAAATTGAAAGATTATATTGATAACAACAAATTGCCCGCCGATTTCATTTATTACGCTGATGATTTCAAAAAGGATATATTAGCATTTGCGCAATTTGTTTTGGATTATGACGTTAAACCGTTAGCCGTGGAAATTGCGTTGGTACACCCCGTTCATAATTACGCCGGAATGATTGATTTACCGTGTACGATGTTATCAAAGCCCGGTTCAAAAGAATACATAAACGCAATTGTGGATTTCAAAAGCGGGCGCAAAGGATTTTACGAAGAAGCGGAAATTCAGTTGCATTTATATGCGATGATGTGGAACGAAAATTTCCCGGATATTCCGATTGACCGTGTTTTCAATTTTAGCCCGAAAGATTGGCGAAAGAAACCGACGTACAATTTGAAAGACCAAACAGACAGCCCGAACGCAAAGAAAATCCCGTATCTTTTGGAGTTGGCAGCAATTGAGGACGAAAAACGGGATAATACATTTACGGCGGTTTCCGGGGAAATATCATTGGATAACGAACCGGATTTGACAAACAATATTGTTTCGCTGACGTTGGCGGAACTTGTTAAAAGCAAAGCCCCGGCGGAAAAGAAAAAGCCGGAACCGGAAAAAGCCGTTACCGTTGAGGATTTGAAGAAAGACCCGGAACCCGAACCACAACCGAAACCGGAGGAAAAGAAAACCAAGACCGTAAAGAGAACCACACGAAAAACGGCAAAAACGGCAGAAAACAAGCCCGTCAAGGAAAAGAAAACCGCAAAACGTACAATTACACCAAAAAAAGAAAAAGTGGCTAAAATCGAAGAAAAACAGCCTAAAAAGCCGGAACCCGTGACAAAGAAAGATTTGTTGAATACTGAAATTAATATTTGATTATGAAAGGACGTATAAACATAAACAGACCAACCACCGGCATACAACGTGTTGTTTTGCCACGTGTGGGGTTTATCAAAGTAGGGTACAAGGAAAAGGCGGCAAACGGCAAAGAATACCCAAAAAGCGTTGATTATTTTATACCAACCGGAAAGTATGCAGGATTGTTTACGAAAGCATACGGCGAGAAACCGCAAACAATACAGATTGTTTTCCCGGACGACGCCCCGGAAAAGGTTTGCAATGAAATGTACGAATACCGGGACGACGACGGGCGACGCATAGCATACGGCGACGGAGAAACGTTCTTTGTATGGAACGGAAAACAATATTGTCAATATAGTACAAAGGATTATCCCGATTTAATGGCAGGCGTTGCGCAAAAACACCCAAACCGGGCTGTTAAGAATGGCGGCGACGGATGGATTGTAACGTTAACCGTAACTTTTATTGTTCCGTTGGTTCGTGGCGTTGGCGGGGTATGGCAATTCACGACAAAGGGTACGGCGTCAACAATACCCAATATCCGTGATACATTCGACGCCATATTGGAAGAAAAGAAGTTCGTCAAAGGAATTATCTTTGATATGAACGTACAATTTGCAGTTTCTCAAAAGCCCGGCGACCGTTCCCGTTATCCGGTTGTTACGATTGTTCCAAACGAAAGTGAGGGAAATTTGTTTGCGGTAAAAGAAGCATTTAAGCCCGTACAGTTGTTGGAATAAAAATAAAGTATTATATTTGTGGCGTAAAACAATCGACCGTTACCGATTGAAAGATATTTGCTAATTAGCTACAAAGCCCCTTTTAGATGTGTAACGGCTCTAATTGGGGCTTTTCTTTTTTAATTATGACTTACAATATTTTGATTGACCAAAGATTCGCCGTTGCAAATGAACTGACTATTGTTCAAACAACAACGCTTGCGGCGTGTATGACATTGCCAACGTGGACTAATACAATTACGGTTGATGGCATTGTTTGGTATCAATATTCAGAAACAAAAATGGTAGATGATTTTCCGTTGCTTTTTTCAATCCCTAAAAGAGTTTACAAAAACATTAAAGAACTTGCAGACAGAGGATTTATTGAATTGAGTTCTTTTGGGAAAACAAAGTATCTAAGATTTACAGAAAAATGTAAAACATGGAACAGAAGCGAAACGGACTTTAATCAGTCCGAAAACGGACTACAAGACTATAATATTAATATACAGCAGTCCGAAAACGGACTAAACAACAGTCCGAAAACGGACTTTAATCAGTCCGAAAACGGACTACAAGACTATAATATTAATAATAATAATATTAATAACACTATGAAGAAAGAGGCTAAAGCCTCAAAAGAAAATCCAAACGGATTTTCACAAGACAATTTTTCAAACGAAGAAAAAACAGTTAAAGCAAGTATTGTTTATGGGTTTACCCCGGAATTGTTGGACGTCAGAAAACAAGTAATTGATAAAGTTGATAATTACTTTGCAAAACTTGTATTCCCATTTGATAGCGATGAATTTAAACGGAACTTTTATATTTTGATGTGTCAACCGAAATGGAGAACGTCGCAAAAGAGTTTTTCAGCGATACAAGCAAACTTAAATGGTTTGAGTAAATACCCGGAAGAATTTGCGCTGATTCTGATAAAAGAAAGCATTTCAAAAGGTTGGGCGGCGTTAGAATATGATTCAACCCCCGAAAAATACGAAAAATGGGAAAAAATGAAACGTTCCGTAAAGACAGAGCAGCAAAGCAGCAAAGAAATTGCGGATATGATGAAGTATTTAAACAATGATTTTGATTGATATGGGAGCTATTGAAAAAAAAGAAAATACGGCTTTAGAAATATATAATACCAAGCCCGGAACAAAAGCCATTGAAGTACGCCGTAGAATGGTGCAATTGCCGGAGGTTGCCAAAGCATTAAACCCAGTTGAAAAATATGTTTTCGCAGCGTCAACAAAAACACCAATTGCGGAAATTGACGATGCAAAATTAGTTGAAAATCTTTCGTTACTGTTTAAGCGTATAGCAATAGACGTTGGTTATATAATACCACAGAATGAAAATGATTGGAATTATATACAATCCCGGTTGTTGGATATTCTGAAACGTTATTACTCAGATATGACGTTGGCTGATATTAAGATAGCTTTTGAGTTGGCGACGACCGGGGAATTAGACGAATTTTTGCCGAAAGATAAATACGGGAACCCGGACAAAAACCATTATCAACAGTTCAACGCCGATTACTTTGCAAAGATTCTGAAAGCATACAAGCAAAAGCAGACAGATGTAATTGATAAAGCATACAAAGCTATACCGGAAAAAAACAATGAAATTTCGCCGGCGCAAATCTGGAGATTTGAGATACAAAGACAATGGCGGAACCGTTATATTTTCCTTTGCTACAAATACACCGGGAAATTAATATTGGGGCTAACTGATGATATGTTTTTGTATGAATGGTTGCAAAAATGCGGGTTGGCTGATGATGTACAAGTTAAAGAGGACGACCGCAAAGAAGCGTTTGCCCGGTATATGCAGCGTGTAGCCCGTGGAATGATAAACCAATATACGGCGTTTCAAGTTCGCCGGAAAGGAACCGAAAGCCCGGAAATTGATTTTACGGCGTTTGAGGTTGCCCGGAAAAAGGAGATTATAAAAGCATTTGACCGGATGATTGCCGAGGAAATGCAAGTTGATAACTACATGAAGTTTTAAATATGGAACTATTTATTGTTTGCTTTATAATTGGCGTAATAGGTTATTTTACAAAAGCGGGAGGATATAAAGATGAAAATTGAAAAATGTGGAAACATAACATTAATAAACGGGGATTGCATGGAGTTTATGCAATCCCAAAGTGATAAATCTTTTGATTTGTCAATTGTTGACCCGCCATACGGAATTGATTACGCTGCAAAACCTGCAAGGTCAAAGCATGAAAAAAAGAATTGGGATAATGATATACCAAATGATATTTATTTTGACGAACTTTTCAGAATTTCTAATAAATGTATAATATGGGGTGGAAATTATTATAAATTGCCTCCATGCCAATGTTTTATATTTTGGTACAAACAAAATCCGGTTCCTAACTTTTCAGATGGTGAGTTTGCGTGGACTAATTTTAATTGTCCTGCAAAATGTTTTGATTATAGATATTATGGAAATTTACAAGGTAAAAGTTCAGTCAAAGAAAAAAAATACACCCCACACAAAAACCAATAATATTATATGAATGGCTATTACAAAATTTTGCAAAATCCGGACAAAAAATATTGGACACGCACGGCGGAAGTATGAGCCATGCAATAGCCGCACATAAATTGGGCTTTGATTTAACTATAATTGAAAAAGACCCGGTTTATTATGAACAAGCAAAGAAAAGATTAATTGAGTTTCAAAGACAGCAAGTTTTATTTTAATTATGAAAATTGATTGCATATTGCATAATTTAATGGATTGTCAGAGGCTTCAAGAAAAACAGGAATATTAATAACATCTATTTCAAATAATATAAAAGGGATATCAAAGAAAGCGGGAGGTTATATATGGAAAAAAATATAAGAATTTCAGCAGTAGTGGGAATTGACCCGGGAAGCAATGGCGGTATTGTAACATGGCGACCAAATCAAAATATCAAGGCAATACAAATGCCAAAGGATTTAACAGATTTGCGTAATTATTTGGAATATCTGAAAACCATTTGTTCGCCAATTGTCTTTTTGGAAAAATTGAGCGTGCGCCCGGATGATGTAACGCCGGGTGCCGATGGCGTAAATATGGGTAAATTGTACCGAATACAAAAGATGATGGCAAACTTTGAGCAATTGAAAGCAATCATTTCAGTTTGCGACATTCCGTTTGTTATGGTACACCCTATGAAATGGCAAAACGAATTGAAGTTGCGAGCAAAGACGACACGAAAAAAAGAAGAAAAGAACGAGCGAAAACGCAGATACAAAGAGATTGCCGGGAATTTGTACCCGGAATTGAAACCGACATTGTGGAACGCCGACGCCACGTTGATAATGCACTTTGGACGATACATTTTGCGCAACAACCCCGGTTGGGTGCGTCAGAATTTACCAAGCAATATGCACGAACGTTTGTTTTAGCCACGTAGAGCGATTTTAATT